GCTGATGTGCTTAACGCTGAATCAGCTGGTACAATTGCTGCTAGCAAACAAGCTGCTGCTGCAGTTATGTTAGAAAACCAAAAACGTTTCATCGAGTCTGATACTACAAACGTTACTGGTGGTGTTGCTAAATGGGATCCAATCTTGATCGGTATGGTTCGCCGTATGGTACCAAAATTGATCGCATTTGATATTGCTGGTGTTCAACCAATGTCTGGTCCATCAGGTTTAGTATTTACATTGCGTTCACGTTATAGCTCTCAATCTGGTGCAGAAGCATTCATCTCTGAGTTCAAACCAGAATCTGGTACTGGTACTCAGGACTATACAATTTTCGCTGGTGACTTCGGTGGCACAAATAAAGTTGACTTTACAACTGGTTATTTGACTGCAGTTGGTGAAAACTTAGGTACTGCTGCTGATGGTACTAACCCTATCAAAGAAATGGCATTCACTGTTGACAAATACTCAATCATTGCAGATACTCGCAAATTGAAAGCTCGTTGGTCAACTGAACTTGAACAAGATATGCGCGCTATTCATGGTCTATCTGCTGAAGACGAATTAGTATCAATTTTGAATACTGAAATCGCAGGTGAATTGAACCGTGAAATTTTACGTAAAATGTACTTCGTTGCTAAACTAGGTTGTGCTCATACAACTAATGCTGGTATCTTCGACTTGAATGCAGATTCAAATGGTCGCTGGGCAGTTGAAAGGTTTAAGGGGCTCATGTTTCAGATCGAGATCGAACGTAATGCTATTATGACCGATTCTCGTCGTGGTAAAGGTAACTATATCGTTACTACTTCAAACGTAGCTTCTGCTTTGGCAATGACTGGTTTGTTGGATTCAGTTTCTGCATCTAAATTAGATTCAGGTTTGGTGGTTGACATTACTGCTGCTACTTATGCAGGTAACTTAGTAAATGGTTTAGCGGTTTATGTTGATCCATACGGTTATGAAGTATCTGGTGGTGCTGAGTTCGTTATGGTTGGTTATAAAGGACAGACGGCAGCTGACGCAGCAATCATTTATAGTCCATATATGCCAATTGAGTTGACTAAAGTTGTTGATCCTAACTCATTCCAACCAGCAGTTGGTATGCAATGTCGTCAAGCAATTAGTAACCAACCAATGGAAACTGGTTCTGTTGCGATCAACTCTGCTGCTTACCGTAGCAACCCATTGTTACGTATCTTCAAAGTTACTAACTTAATGTAATCCTAACGGGTTCATTAACAAAAAGGGGAACATTATGTTCCCCTTTCTTGTCTTTATTCTATATACAATTCTAAACCAATTCATATACTAAGTTTCCACAATCCCATATTCTTCTATACCCATTAGAAAACATGTTCTCAGATTCAGTCTTTGATGGATCGAATGATTCACCAAGAAGTTTAGATAATTTATGTTTCTGAGTTTGGTATCGTTTTAAGATTACTTTACCACTCCACCATTGATAACCAGGTTGAGATTCATTAATTAAACTGAACCCCAATGCTTCATAAAGTTTACCAGCTGAATGTTCTCTATTCGCGTAAGATATAACAGATCCAAGATGATTTTTTCTAAAGTGTTTAAGTAACTTTGATGCTCCACCAACAACGCTATGATTAGTTAAACTACAATACCGGATCAATTCCCATTCATATCCTTTATTAAAACGTGGTTTACCAAAAGTCATCAGAGCAACCAAGTCGCCTTGATGGTAAAGTCCATAATTAATCGATGAATTGCTATGTCCTTGCAAATGATTCATGAATAGAAATTGTTTGGTTACAGTTGTACTAACTTCACGTACTTCTGTTTCCCTAGCATAGATACGTTCACCAAGTCCTAATTTAGACCGAATCATTGACTTGATGATCTTCTGTTTAATTGTATCATTCCAATCATGTTCCCAGATATACATCAAGTTGATACCATTAGATTCGCAGCCGATAGTTTTGTTCAAGTGATATTTCATTCTATCGGAATCGGTTTCTGCATCAGTGCTATGCCAATATGTACCGTTAAACTCAATAGCAAAATTCTTTGCTGGTACATATATATCTAGTTCTTTACCATTCAAAATGGTTCTATCACCATGAATCACTTTGCCATTATAAATTGATTGTACAAATTCTAAAACTTCCATTTCAACATTAGAAAAACCAGGTATGAATGGTTCACAGTGTGGGCATCTCCATGACATAGGACCATTTAGTGGTTGAAACTCAGATTCTTCACCACATGATTTGCATCGAACAAGATCACCAAATTGTGTCCTATAACTGATATCTAATGGAATATACTTTAATGAATCTTTATATCGTTCGTAAAAATTAATCCATGTTGTTTGTTTTCGTTTTTCTTTGTTTTCTTCTAAATGAGCAATGTGCTCTACCCCATAGCGTTCTAGCATAGTACTTTTCATTTTTCTTTGAACTTCTTCAGATTGCCCGGCATTCTCTACACCATAACGTTCAATATTGGTTGCTTTCATTTTGGCTTTAACTGCTTCAGTCTGTGCAGCATTTTCTACACCATATCTTTCTTGATTAGTTGTTATTACCTTTTGTCTTATTTCTTCTGATTGACCTGGGTTCTCTACACCATAACGTTCTACCATGGTGCTTTTCATTTTGTGTTGAACTTCTGCAGTCTGCGCAGGATTTTCTACCCCATAACGTTCTAGGTTAGTAGCCTTAATCCTACTACGAATTTTTTGTATTCTAAATGTACATTTCTTATCGGAACATTCGCCATAACCTTTATAAATTCCATTTAGCCAATTTAGCTTACAACCACATTCACATTTTGGTGGTTCTGGTAAGTTATTGATATAAAGATATAGTAATTCAGTATTAGATGTTACGGCTGGATATATTGTTCTAAGATATTCCAATGTTGGTCTAATAGATTTTTTTATCGTAAATGCGCTAGGATATGTTTCGATTAAATCTTTGACTTGTTCTATTGTTAGTATTTCAGTGTTAGTTGTCATATAATCATTTACTTCTGTTGATTTTTATTATTATAACACAATGTACTGACAATGTAAATAGGTAAAGTGAAGATGATACGGTGACGGGATACGGAAACACATCCGTAAATATACATGTTGGTGCTCATTTGAGACTCCTTAGTTTCGTTTGGATTGAGTACATCAAGTGGAGACTGGCATCTCGCGACTTGAACTATGTGGATCCTTGATTGGGTCCATAATAGTATTTATAATTTATTTTAGTGAAATCTATTTACATTGTTGGTCCATTGTGTTATAATATATCTAACATTATATAAATTGTGGACAGAAATATGAAAGTCAAACTACTTACTGCTACACTGGCACTATCGACCTTAGCTTATTTCTATACTGGTACATCTAGTTCTAGTGTACCAAATACAGTCAGTTTAGAATTACCAAAATCAGATCCAAAATCTGGATATGAAGTTGTATATGCAGTTAATGTATATAATGAGAAAAACGGAAAGTACGTTAATCTAAATTCAGATTTAGGTGCATTGGCTGCAAATATATATTTTGAAGCAGCAGATCAACCAATAGATGGTCAAATTGCAGTAGCATGGGTAACGTTAAATCGCATTAAGTATTTTAACAATTCATCAATCCAAGGTGCAGTCAAAAATGCTAAATTAGACTACTTAGGACAGCCTATTAAAGATAAATGTCACTTTAGCTGGTATTGTGATGGTGATATGGTTAAAATAATCAAGTCTGACGATATTTCACAAACTGCATTCACCAACGCTATTAATATCGCAAACAGCGTAATCAATAAAAATATTAAAGATCCAACAGGTGGCGCAACTCATTACTGTACACTGTCTGTGGAAAAGTCAACATGGTGGGTTCCATATATGAAAAAAGGAACACGTAAAGTTATTGGTGATCATGTATTCTATGTACATGACCAGAAGAAATTCAATGAACTCTGGGCAAAGAAGTTAAATAAACAGACACAAGTATAAAATATACGGAACAAACAAATGTCAATTATAGATGAAATGCTGGATGAAGCAGATAACGATTTGTACATCGATTACAATGGTAATCTAGGTGAACAAGCATCACAAAATTACAAAAACTTCACAAAATGGCTCAAGCGACTAAAAACATATTCAATTGAATATAAAAAATTATTAATGGAACAGGAAAAACTAAATTCTGAACTATGGATTTATTATACAGGCAAAGCTGAGCCAAATGTATATAAATCTAGACCGTTAGATAATAGATTTTTGAAAAGTGAAGTAAAAGATGCAATCAATATGGATCCGGAGATGCAAAAGCTTCGAGGTAAAATATTATTGCTAGAAGAATATGTTGATACATTAGAGCGAATTGTTAAATCGGTTAAAGATAGAGACTGGGCACTAAAGAATGCCATTGAATGGCGTAAATTTGAATCCGGAATTTAGCGGACTGATAAATACTATAAACAACCAAAGGTTTATAGTTATTATGATGTTAATTAATTCTGCTAAAGATGTCAATTGGGCAATCGCATTAGAAATATCTGCAAATGGTCGCAAATATGATGTATCTAAATGGATTCAATCATTTGCTATACCTGATATAAATCTAATGCCAATTGAAATTGGTTTCGGTTCTGGTAGAATCAAAGTTGCTGGTGATTCACCTTCATATTCACCTTTATCGGTCCAATTCCTCGTTGATGAAAACTGGGAAATCCTTAGTCTACTTTATTCAAACTTATTCTCTGGATCAAGAGCATCAGATCCGCAATCCATATTTGGTTCATGCACTTTATTTGCAATGGATACATATAGAATTCCAAAATTCAAAATTGAATTTATGAATATTGTTCCATCAAGTGTAAGTAGCATAAATCTACAAACAACAATGAACACTACTCCAATTATGACACAGGTTCAATTTGACTTCTCTCAATTGATATTTAGAAAATTGGGTACAGATGGTGAATATGGACTTGGTGCTGGTTTAAAAACAACTGGATTGTATAGAGCAGATGGTACAAATACTGCATCAGCGTATCAAAATGATGCAGCATATAAAAAATATCAAGTTATGTTAATGCAAGCTGATGCTCAGCATATACCATGGTCAATTGAATTATTAGGTGATGATGACTATACTGTGTTATATTCTTCTGATGAAACACCGTCATTCGCAACCGCTAATCAAAATGATCCATTTGAGAATTCACCAAAATCTATTATAAGTGGTAACTAAAAGAATCTAATTTGTATATAAATAATACAGAAGATATTAAGTCTTCAGTATTTTTATAAACAATTAGAGGACAAAAATTATGGGATTTTTAGTTAGTCCTGGTCTAGCGATCAAGGAAGTAGATTTAAGCAATTCAACACCAGGTGTTTCATCATCAGTTGGTGGTTTTTCTGGTGCATTCACATGGGGTCCAGTACTTGAGCCACAATTGATCTCAAGTGAACGTCAATTGGTAGAAGTATTCGGTACTCCAAAACCTTCATATAACAGAAAAGACTTCTTCAGTGTTGCTGCGTTTTTACGTTATTCAAATGCATGCTGGGTAGTTCGTACAGTTGGACCAAATGCAAAAAATGCTGTTGGTGTTAGCTCTGGTGATGCAGCTGCGGTTGTAGGTAAAGAAGTATTTGTACCAAACTTTAACTTCTATGAAACTGCATTCACAAACCCAACTGGTGTTGATTTGATTGCTCGTTATCCTGGTACACTAGGTAATGGTATTGAAGTTCATGTACTATCAGCTCTTACATTTGGCGCTTCTACTTATGCACCATTATTTGATTCTGCTCCACAAGGTACAGAAGTTCACGTATTGATTGTGAAAGATGGTGAAATTTTAGAAAAATATGACTTCTTGAATACTGTTTCTGGTACTCGTCGTATTGATGGTACACCAGCATATTATGTAGATGTTTTGAATTCTGATTCTAAATATGTATATATGGTTAACCCAACTGGTGCATGTAATGTTGTTTTACGCGGTGGTACACTTGGTGCTGAATTTGCGAAATATTCAGACATTGCTCGTTCTGTTTATGCAGGTCAAGGTAATGGTACACATGTATATCTAGTTGATTTTAACAACTATGATACTTCTTCATCAGCAATTAAAGCGCAATTGGATACAGTTGCTGGCGGCGGCATTGGTTCAGGTAAACCTTCTGCTACTGGTGTATCAATGGTTATCATGCAAGATGGTTTTATTCGTGAAACTATTGCTAATATGAATAAAGATACACTATCTGTTGATTACTATGTAACTAAAATCAGCAGCACATCAAATTATATTGATATGTTAAAAGCAGTTGATTTTACTGATGCTACACAAACATCGTTTGTATTGAGTGGCGCAACTACTGATGTACACCCAGGTGATGGTGTTATTGATGGTTATGAACTTCTATCTGATGTTGATCTATATGACATCGGTTTGTTGTTCCAAGGTGCAGCAAGCAATGTTGTCGGTAATAGAGTTGTTGAAATTGCGGAACACCGTAAATTCACCGTTGGTTTTGTTAGCCCACAATATGCAAGTATTAAACTTGGTGGTTCAACTGCATTAACTGGTTGTTTAGCAGATCGTCAAGCAATGTACAGCTCATCTTATGGTTTCATGGATTCTAATTGGGGTTTGATCTATGATACTTATAATAAATCACAAGTATGGGTACCAATGAATCCATATTCTGCTGGTCTACAAGCTCGTGTTGAATTTGAACGCGAAGCATGGTATGCTGGTATGGGTTTCAACTACGGTAAAATTGCTGGTGTAATTCGACTAATTTGGGAACAAAATCAATCAGTTAGGGATGCTTTGTATCAGGCACAAGTTAACCCATTGTGTACATTCCGCAATGAAGGTATCGTGTTGTTTGGTTCTAAAACATTGCAAACTAAACCATCAGCGTTCGATCGTATTAATGTGCGTCGTTTGTTCATCGTAGTTGAAAAAGCAATCAGCCGTAGCATGAAATATTTCATTGGTGAATTGAACACTGAACAGACTCGTACCCGTGTATTGAACACTGTGAATCCATTCCTACGTGATATCAAAGCTAAACAAGGTATCACAGATTTTATCGCGATATGTGATATTTCAAACAACACACCTCAAGTTATTGATACTAATGGATTGGCGTTAGATATTGCACTTAAACCTTCACGTACAATTGACTTTGTGTACTTGAACTTCTATTCAGTTCCAACTGGTGTTGAATTTAAAGAAGTATTCAAGTAATACAAAATATAATACTATATAAATGTAAATTCAAGGTGTAACAATTGTTGCACCTTCTTTTTATCTATAAACTATAGTTTGTTATTAAATAGTATACATAGAATTAATTTAATTAGTTAAAACAGGAGAAACCATAAAAATGGTAAAATTAAAATCATTTACACAATTCGTCAACGAAGTAGACTCAGGTCTACTGAATGAAGCAACATTTAACATCAAGAATGCAAGTCGTGTTGCAGATCTTTTAGCTAAAATCGCATCTAAACGTGCAGGTGCAGACTTCAAACGTTTAACTATATTACCTGGTTTAGACACTGATACGGTGGACTTTACCAAAGCTGATGGTACAAAGGGTTCTGGGTACATGTACGTAAACAAGAACGGTGAACGTCTGCGTATTGGTATGGCTCAACCAAAAGGAATGAAGGCATCTCAGTTCGAACTAAATTCTATTGACTTTTGGTCTAATACAAATAAAGACTTTTTCGGTCAACCAACTCGTTCTGCAGTAGCTCTTCCTAACATGAATATTGTTAATGTTGTTAAGGGTATGTTAGATTATGTGATCACCGGTCAACTACCTGTATTAGCAGAATCTAAAAATGAATCTTTATCTCGTGCAAATCGTTTAATTGTTGAAGGCGTTGATGCTAATGATCCACGTTTAGAAAATCCATACGTTAAGTATGCAGTAGAAGAACTTGGTGCTGATATTGAAATCTTTAAGACGGGTGTTGCGCCTGGTATGTGGCGTGAATATGCTAAGAAAGTACCTGGATTCAAAATGGACGAATTCAAAGAATGGCAAGCTGGTTTCAAAGTAGTTGCTAATAAAGAAACCAACACAATGGCTGCTGGTGCAAAGAATGCTGATGCTGCATTATCTAAAGTTAAGTATGCTGATATAAACTATGTGTTTGATGATATTGAGAAACTTGCTGTACTCGTAGGTACAAAAGCGGCTAACTCATTAATTATCACTGGTGCTCAGGGTGGTACTGGTAAATCGTTCACTGTTGTTAATGCACTGTCTAAACTATTAGGTTCTCCTGACGGTCCTGAAGCAAAATGGCGCTACTTCAAAGGTGGTAAGACATCGCCATTGGGTCTATACACCACATTGTTTATTAACAGAGAAGAAGTAATTGTATTTGATGATTCTGATTCAATTTTCCAATCAGAAGATACTGTAAATATGCTTAAGTCTGCTCTTGATACTTCAGAGCCTCGTAAAGTATCTTGGAATTCAAATGCAACTCAAAACGTATTAAAACTAACAGATTCTGAGAAACGTGAACTATATAATAAAATCGATGATGCTTATATGGACGATCCTAGTTCAGTTGGTGTCAAAGATCTCAAATTACCATCAGAGTTTAACTTTAAAGGCGCTGTAATTGTTATTACAAATATTCCTAAAGATAAGCTAAATCAACCTATTATGTCTCGTAGTTATGTTGTTGATGTAACATTACGTCGTGAAGATTTAATGCTTCGTATTAAAACAATTCTTAAGGCAAAAAATGTAGTAGATGAAGCAACTTCTGATACTATTATGGAACGTTTAGAACAAAGTGGTGGTCAAGTTACAATGCGTGCTGTAGAAACAGCAGTTTCTTTGATTAAGGCTGGTATTTCTGATTGGGAACGTTTAGTTCAAAATTATGTAGCAAGCTAAATCATAGCATAATTACAAAGGATCCTTTATTGGGTCCTTTGTGTTTGCTATAAATATAATTGAAGTACTTTATTTTTTAATTGGAGAACATTATAATGTTAGATATTGACGGCTTTATTAGTACAGTTGCTCATGGTGGTATGAGAAGCAACTTATTCATGGTAACAGTGAATTCACCGTATGGTGACAAAGAAGATTTTAGCTTCAAATGTAAAGCTACATCTATTCCTGCTAAAAACACCGGTGTAATCAGTGTTCCATATATGGGACGTGACTATAAAGTTCCTGGTGATACAACTTTTGATGCATGGAATACCACAGTATTCGCAGACGAGCAATTATTAGTTCGTAAGACATTTGAAGACTGGATGGATTCTATTAATAACGGTGAATCAAATAGATCTGTTAATAGCAATGCATTCTCTCACATGGTAAACGGTACAATCACAACTTATTCACGTGATGGTTCTGTTGCGAACGTATATGAAATCCGTGGTTTATTCCCAAGTTCAGTTGGTGAAATCAGTCTTGACTGGAGCACTAAAGATACTGTGGCTGAATTCCCAGTTACATTCAACTACCAATACTATGTACGTATTCAATAACGTATAGTGTATATTAACCAAAAGGATCCTTAATTGGGTCCTTTTTAGTATCTGCAGACTTCTACCATTTACATGTTTATAAATTTATGTTATAATATAAAATAAACATGAAGAGTACATTGAACATATGAATGAGTCCATCTATAGTCCGGCTGAGTTTAAAGAAATAGTTACCAAATACCCATGTCACTTTTCACAATTAAAAGAATCAAAGGAAACACTACAGTACATAGAAACTCTATATCCTGAAATTGAGAATCTATTAGAAAAAGTATATATGTATATCAATGTACTAGTAGAACCCTCAAAGTGTGAATGTGGTTGTTCTAGAAAATTGATTGGTGCCTCTAAAGGTTATGGTGAATGTTCTGATAGAAAATGTACATTCAGAAACCATAGAATCATGGAAGCTCGTAAAGCAACCAATCTTGAACGTTATGGTGTAGAATTCCTTTTACAATCTGATGATGCTAAAGAAAAATACAAATCAACTTCATTAAAACGACATGGTACATGTTACCCGACTCAATCACAAGAAGTCAAAGATAGAACAAAAGCAACCAATCGTGAACGTTATGGTGTTGAGCATACTGGTGGTATTAAAGAATTCCAAGAAAAACGTAAAGTCACAAGTCTTGAACGCTATGGTACAGAAAATCCAGCCCAATCAGAAGAAGTCAAGTCAAAAATCAAATCGGTTTTAACAGAACGTTATGGTGTGGTTAATCCAGGACAAATGGAATCAGTCAGAGAAAAAGTTAAAGCAACCAATCGTGAACGTTATGGTGTTGAATATCCGAGTCAATATTCAGTGTTTAAAGATAAAACAAAATCAACGAATATAGAACGGTATGGTGTAGAACATCCGGCACAATTAGAATCAATAAAACAAAAAGCTAGAACAAGTTCATGGGTTAGTTATTATAACAATAACAAAGACATTCTTAAATTTAGACCATTAGATGAAAACACCAGACCTGAATTTGGTGATATTGTTCAATGTAAATCATGTGGAGCAGAATCCGCATATAAAGGTACACCAATGCACTGGAGATGCCCACATTGTGAACCTGTAACCAGTAGTTCTTCTAGACCTGAATTAGAAGTTCTTGAATACGTTAAATCAATTTATGATGGTGAAGTGATTCATGGTGATAGAATTGTACTCAAACCAAAAGAATTAGATATCTATATTCCTGGTAGAAACTTTGCAATAGAATTCAATGGTACATATTTCCATAGTGCTGATGAAGAATCTGATAAGGAAATGGCAGCATACCATCTTAATAAAACTAAAGGGTGCGAACATCAAGGTATCAACTTGATGTATGTATGGGAATATGATTGGAACAATGTACTAAAACAGAAGATCATCAAGTCAATGATTAGATCTAAATTAGGTTTAAGTAAACGTATCTATGCTAGGGAAACTGAAGTACGTGAAGTTAGTTCGGTTGTTGCTAAACAATTCTTAACAATGAATCATTTACAGGGTGAATCTATTTCTAAAGTAAATCTAGGGTTGTATTATCAAGGTGACTTGGTTGCTCTGATGACCTTTGGCAAACCTAGATTCAATAAGAACTATGAATGGGAACTTCTTAGATTCTGTAGTCTATTAGATACCAATGTTGTTGGTGGAGCATCAAAGCTGTTAAAACATTTTAGAAAGAATCATATTGGATCTATTATATCTTATGCAAATAGAGAACATTCAGCTGGTAAACTTTATGAAGCATTGGGATTCAGTTTAATTAATGAGTCTCAGTCTAACTATCAATGGATGAAAGGAAACACTCTATTAAAACGATATGCAACTCAGAAACATAAATTGCCTAAACTGCTTAACGAATCATTCGATCCGTTAAAGACAGAATCTGAGAATATGTTCCATAATGGATATAGAAGAATCTGGGATTGTGGCAATTTAGTTTATGAATTAGTTTAGTATTTCATTTATATTCTTATAAGGATCCTTAATTGGATCCTTTTTAGTATCTAGATTCTATTATAGAACTCTCTAGATGTCTTACTGTTAAACTTTAATCTTCCATCTATATAATCTATCAGCTTATTATAATGAACTCATTCTAGAGACTTCTAGATTATATTATAGAACCAAATTAATATAGTAGTTAAATATTAAAAACAAAGTGCTATTATAAAGGGTTCTAAAAAAATGCAAGAATATGATATAAATGTAAAAGCGATTAATACATCATACCTACAAATAACATGTGATAATTCTGGTATCTATTATGAGCTTCACGAAAAATTCTCATTTTTTGCTGATGGATACAAATTCCAAGAAAAATTCAAACGCAAAATCTGGGATGGTAAAGTTAGACTATTCAATAGACAGAATAGAACTTTGCCATTTGGTTTATATCCTGAACTATTAAAGTTCGCAAAGGATAATGAATATACTATTAGTCCTAATGTGATAATGCCAACTATTGATATTACAGAAGATGATATTATGGATTTTGGTATGAATACATTGAAGCTACCATTTGAGCCACGTGATTTTCAAGTATCAGCAACAACAGAAGCACTAAGAACTGGTCGTAAAATCATATTGGCACCAACTGGTGGTGGTAAATCCCTTATATTGTATATGATGACGATGTATATTCAAGATATCTTGAAGTTCGAAAATATCCTCATCATTGTACCAACTGTTGGTTTAGTAACACAACTTCATTCTGACTTCTGTGAATATTCAATTAACAATAAAGATTTTGATCCTGATAATATTCTATTAGTACCGAATAATAAAGGTATTAAGTATGATAAGAATAAAAATATTACCATTACAACATGGCAATCAATGATGAGTGTTCTAAAAGGTGAAGATGCCAAGGAATTCTTTTCTAAGTATGAAGCAGTTCTTGTTGATGAAGTTCATACAATGGCAGCTAATATTGCAAAAGAAATTACATTGATGTGTTCTAATACACCAATTAAAATTGGTATGACTGGTACATTGAGTAATACTAAAACTGGTGAATTAGCAATTAAAGGTTTATTTGGTCCGGTATATAAAACAACTACAACCGCAGAGTTAATTGAATCAGGTACATTAACCGATGTTAGAATCAAAGCAATTCAAGTTGACCATAAAGGGTTTAATGAATTGAAGGCTAAACTTGATTATGTAACTGAGAATCAATATATTAGAACATGTGAACCACGGACTAATTTTATATCAAAATTGGCAACTCGTATATCTAATTCTGGTAACACATTGGTATTGTATCAAAATTTAGACCAAGGTAAAGCATTGTACGAAACAATATCTAGTCTAGCAGAAGGAAAACATGTTTTCCTTGTAAATGGATCAACCAAGGCTGAGGTTAGAGAATCTGTTAGAAAGTTTGCTGAAACAAACAACGATGTTATTATTATTGCTGGATTCCAGATATTTGCTACTGGTATTAATATTAAGAACCTACACAATTTGATCTTTGCAAGTCCATCAAAATCAATGATTCGTATTCTACAGTCTGTTGGTCGTATATTGAGGACTCATCATTCAAAAGATGTTGCTACTGTATATGATATATACGACTCATTTGACTATAGACAAAAATCTGCTAAAAGTTTTGGTGTGGCTCATTTCGTTGAACGGTTTAGAATCTATTCTGAAGCTCAATTGCAAGTAGATGTTCTACAAGGTCCAACAATTGAGGTTAGTGTTTAATATAACAATAGAAGAAAAATAATGGGTTATAGGGTTGGCACCAGACAACCCAATTTTCACGACAGTGAAAATTTAACTAAATGAACAATCCAAAGTACGTATAAGTCCGCAAGCGTCCTTATCAACATAAGAGCCCAAAGTCCATATAAGGACAAGTATAATACAATAATAAACGTTAAGTACATTTTCACTAAAGTGAAAAAGATGCAGCCTAAAGGCTACATAAATCCTCTGGTTTAAGTCCATATAAGGACAAATGCCCGTATAAACAACACGTATAATAGCCACCGGCCAGTAAACAACAATGGCAAACAAGAGCGGTCAAAAGCCACCGGCCAGTCTGAGTATAATACCCCTCTCAGAATCCTTGA